TGTTAGTTCACTACACGAATCAAAGAACGAATGGGGAGCTCGTTTGTTAACCATTTTAACTCCACTTGTTAGCGAGGGGTTTAAATCTATATTTGATGAATCCTATAAATTATGTAAGGACAACAATGAAGTAGACAAATATTTGATGACATTTCAAAATTTCATTACCAGAATTCCAAAATGGAATCCCAATATTATTGAAACCGAACGTAAACGTATTGTTGAGAGAAGTGGTTGCGCATATTTAGAAGAATTGGTTACGTGTATTCATATTATTCAATTGAAACTTTTAACAGCAATGCGAGTTGGTAAAAACCAGAAAAAAATCGATATTAACATACCTAAATTAGATGATTTTATTCATAAGGTGTATATTAATGTTGCTAGAAAGGTGTATAAAAATGTTTACCTTTTCGAAATCAATGCGAATCCACTTCAAATTCAAAAACACAACCGAGAACTAGAAATCATTGTTCAAGAATGTATATTAAACGCTGTACGAGATAGCATTCCGGTAGAAAGTATTTTGAGGGCTTATATGGACGAGACGGTGGAAGAGGACGTGGTAGAAGAGATAAAAGAACAAATAATCGATAAACCGGTAGATTTACCAAAAGATAATACAGAGACCACTGCTATTTTTGAGGGAAATGAGGGTAATGTTAGTTTAAAGTTCAATGATGTGGATACTGTTGTTAGTAAAACTGGGCAAGAGGAGCAAATAAGCGCGCCAAAAACAATTGAACGATTGGAAGAAATTAGCGCTCGAAGAAATCTGGAGAGGAAGAAGGAAGAAGAAGAGGAAAATGAAAATGAAAAACTACTAATATCGAACGACGATATTTCTTTAGATGGTTTAGATATTCATATTATTAATCCACCAGAAGTCAAATTGGATCCTAATATTTTGTTAGATGAAATTGAGATTTTAACCTAATGCGTTAACCGTAAAATAGAAATGTAAAAATATATTGTATTATGGCCAATATATTTTTAGCAGCTGCTATTGTATCCGTAATATTTTTTGTAGCCAAATTTTTAGAGATGAGGTACATTGACGATGAACCCAAACCGCTTAAAATTTTGATTCGTGATACATTATTGTGTTATGTAAGTGTTGTTTTAGGATATTTTATTATTGACCAGCTTAACCCAATTATTAATGAAACTGTTAGTTCTGTCGGGAGCCCACTCGTTTTCACAGATAATCCGCCCTTCTAATAGTATTATCTCCCAGTCCATACTTTTACAAAACGATGAATCGCCTTGTTATGTTTAAAATCGTTTATATATTCATCATAATTGTAGTTAAATGCGCGTCTCTGGGCCATAATATCTCCAAATAATGAACGAAGACGTTTTAATCTGGGATATTCTTCACAGAATAGTAAGCCTAAGACGCGTTCTAACGAGCATCTATCAGTTCGGTTGTGAATGACATTTACAAGATTTGTTATATTATATTTGTGTTGTAGAAATTCTAAGAATTTTAAATTAATAAATGTTTGACCTCCAAAACATAGATTAAAATTATTCAGACGATTCATACCTAACACGTTTACAGATGGTCCTACTATTTTATTAATCAATTTAGTATTGTTGTTTAAGGCCGAAGCTATACGCACAATATTATTTACGTTTTCTTGATCATATACATGATGCCAAAGAGGCATCACCGGAACATTAAAACTTTCGAAATTTACTCGACGATGAATAAATAAACTGTCGTGGATGATAACAGCACTAGGCCACCATTTGTAGCGCAAGTAATATATATATGGAAGCAGCTCTCCTCGTTTTGGATATTCTGAACGTATAATTAAAACATTTTTATATAAAAAATCTGGTTTTACATAGTTATAATTACTGTTATCATCTATAATTACAATTTGTCTTAAAGGATAAGTCGCTCGTATTAATTTAACACATTGATTCCAGTAATGATTCGTTTTTTCTGAATTAACATGTCGTGTAATTATAAAACCATAATTTGGCATTATATTATTTATATATAATAATATAATTTTATCTTATAATTTGATGTATAATTTGCTCCTAAGTTTATTAACAATAACTAGGATAATCGTCTATATTGATGAGCAGTTCATTTTTAGGTATATTTTTACTAGGTATTAGAAATTTGCTAAACTCGGGACGTTCTAATTGATTAGTAGGCGTATGGTTGTGAACAAGTCGCGCTATCATTTTATACAACTTAAAATCTGGATAACGCTCCATACCATTGTTCTTATACAAAACATTTACGCCATTATCATCTAAACACCACTCTATGATTAGTTTTACTAAAGGCGAAGACGACTCCAAACTTTTGATATTCTCAAAATCTTCCACTACATAATCAAATATGGAGCATGCCAATCTACAAAGATCAAAACTAAAATTAGGTTCTAAACGTGGTTTTTTATCGTTAAAATATGGTTCGGTATTATATTGCGTTGCGGCATCACCGCCGGTTTGAAAACTATCACTACAAAATAATTTGCCATTAAATTTGTATATGGCTCTTCCAAAATCAATAATTTTATATAAACGTCCATAGGTCGGAACCTTGTACGTATTCTTTTTATACGTGTAATAAATAAATTTGTGATTTGTCGGGATATACATAATATTGTTGGTATGTAAGTCGTTGTGTGTGAAGGAAAACATTTTTTGATAGGTAATTAATATCATTATAATTTGCATTAATGCTGAGAACCATGCTGCTTCATTCAATTCTTCGTCAATAATTAAATTGTCCAATGTGTCTTCGCATTTTTCCATACATATCACTTGAACCGGAAACTGTGGTATAGTAGCCATGAGATTCTCTTCCTCTATATCAGAATCGTCATCGTCGTCATCTATATCAGAACCAGAGTGTTTACTGGATGTTTTAGTCAGTCCTTCAAAACCATCATCAGAATTAGCATCCGAATCACTAACATCATTATCATTATCATTTGTATAGGATGTTCTGGAAGAACACGATGATTCAGACTTTAATGACTTGGATTTTTTTTGTTCATCAATCAAAAAATCGCTTGAATTTGTTATATCAACCAATTCTGTATTACTTTTGATATCGTCCAATGTCACTACGTTTATATCTGAATGGTTTTCAAAAATGCTTTCAAACATAGTGTCGTCTAATGATTTCGCTGACAACGCATGAGCATTTAAACTTCCGGATATATTTAACGGTTTAAACGTTTTGGAAACCTTGTCTGAACTAGCAATTAGATGTGTATAATCTTCTATATGAAATAATATTTTTTGTTGTTTATTAAAAAACTCGGATTGGACCAAATAATCTATATCATCGAAAACATCGATTTTGAAATCTTTCTTAATGGCTAAAAATGAGCCATAATAGTCAAGACCATGAATAAAACTATGACTGTGTAGAAGCCTACTAGTTAAAAATGAGAAGAAACCATCTATGAATGACGAATTATTTGGATCTTCAACCTTTGGATGTACCTTATGTGCTTTATCTATTGACGGTAAGTTAAACAAATGGGGGTCATTATGGTTGTATTTACCAACCAAATATTTAAAAGGATCTAACAACGGGGCCATCTTTATAAAAACGGGTTTACTCGTCGTTAAGGTGTCGTCGGTATCACCGATGTGTCGAATTTTACATGTAAATACATGCTCTAAATCATCCTCTTTATTTTTACTATCCTTAATATCTGATATAGACCACGCATGATTTAAATTAATCGAATTGAAATTGTTGTTATTTAGAGTAAAAAAACGTTCGTAAATGGGAATATAGTTTTGTACCTTTTCTAAATTAATATTTTTGTTAGTTTGAAATTTGTTAAACAAATTGAAGTTCTTACGTTTTTGATAGTTCACCGTAATAGTCATTAGCTAATAAAAATATTAATAATAATTGTATTTAACTCATTTTTTCTAAAATCGTTTAATCCAAAAGGATATTTTTATTATTTGTATTTGTTAGTTTATTATAAAATTGAATATAAAAATCCAAACTATATTTGGGTATTCACATTTTGTAACCATGGTACCAGCTCTAATAATCGGGATTTTAATACCAGTGTTCATTTGTTTCATTTGTTTATATACAGCATGTATTTATAGATATTTTCATAGATAATGGATTCATAGATAATGGATTCATAGATAATGGATTCGTTTAGAATAAATAAAATAAATTTATGATATAGTATAATATATTAATGAATTTAGAGTTAAAAAAGTTTGATATGAAGAGTATTAGTTTCAAAGCGAATGAATCTAAGGGTCCGGTTGTTGTTCTCATTGGTCGTCGTGATACTGGTAAATCTTATTTGGTGCGAGATGTTTTATATTATCATCAAGATATTCCCATTGGGACTGTTATATCCGGTACCGAAGAAGGTAACGGATTTTACGGCAAATTGGTACCGAAACTATTCATTCATAACGAGTACAATACGGCTATTATTGAAAACATATTGAAACGACAGCGCGGTGTGTTAAAACAAATCAAAAAGGAAATGGAGCAATTTAATAGAAGCACAATTGACCCTCGGACATTCGTTATTTTAGATGATTGTTTGTATGATAACACGTGGGCGCGTGATAAAATGATGCGTCTTCTTTTCATGAATGGTAGACATTGGAAAGTCATGTTACTCATCACAATGCAATATCCCTTAGGCATACCGCCAACACTGAGAACTAACATTGATTACGTTTTTATTTTGAGAGAGCCGTATATCGCCAATCGAAAGCGCATTTATGAAAATTATGCGGGTATGTTTCCCACCTTAGAGTCGTTTTGTCAAGTGATGGATCAGTGTACGGAGAATTACGAGTGCTTGGTAATTAATAATAATTCTAAATCGAACAAATTACAAGACCAAGTGTTTTGGTACAAAGCCGACGCACATAACGACTTCAGATTAGGTTCAAAAGAGTTCTGGGAATTGTCCAAACAAATCAATGATGATGATGATGAGGAGCAATATGACCCTAATAATGTGAAGAAACGTGGTCAAGGACCCAAAATCGCTGTGAAAAAGAGTAAATGGTAGACAACAGTTTTTACGAAAAGGTTGCCATCCAAAATGATAGCCTCTTTATAAAAATGTAGTAAGTGAATTTACATTTTTTTATGTATAATATATAAATGAACGTAATAATAACCTATTTTAATTATTTTTTAGCTTGTATTGTGTTAATTATGTTAGGTATTATATATTTATCATCGACTACAAAACATAAGTCTACATTTGATAGATTTGTGGATAAATTGGAAATTGTAGTTGGTATATTTATAGCGATTGGTGTTATTTTAACTGCTGAGGTATTTAGACGTAATTTACATCAATCGTCAACTGATACAACATTAAAAGTTATAGATAGAGGGTGGATACGTGTCAATAGAGAAATTCTTAGACAACATAAACACTGTCCTAGATTTATAGATAGTTTGTATTATGACTGGCAAAAAGCCATATTAAAACCGAAATATTATCATAATAGTTATCAAGCAGAAGACGATTGGACTGCTGTAAATTATTTGTCTGTTTTAATATTTCAATCTATAGAAGATTTTCTGTCAACACAAAATATTGATGAAACTGGAAATTATGTATGGCTGTCAAATTTTTTACAGTGGGTTAAATCTCCAATATTACAACATATATGGCTTGTACAAAAATCTAATTACACCGACACTACAAAAGATCTAGTTGATTTACTAATTAAGGTGTCTAATAATACTAACATACAGAATGAAAAAGATTTAACAATGGTGGGAAAACAAATAGATAACTCACCAGAATTTAAAC